ATAGTAGTATAAAACTATAAATTTTTATTATGTCTGCAAACACTTATTGGTCCGGGTCAATATCAGGTTCATTTATATCGGGTTCATCAACTCCATTTGGATTGTATGATTCTGATACAGAATTTAGATTAGATGCACCAAAAACATCCGTATGGGTAGCAAAAAGACTTGGATATCCAATTGTAAATATTGAATTAGATAATGAACAAATTTGGGCTTGTTTTGAAGAAGCAACTTCAGAATATTCTGCGCAAGTAAACCAATTTAATCTTCGCAATAATTTAGATATCCTTAGAGGCCAACCAAAAGGAAAAATATCAAATTATTCTCAAACACTTGTTGATGGTTCATTCTTACCAACAACGGTTCGTATGGCACAACAATATGGTACATTAGCTGGAGTTGGTGGAAATACTTCTATTAGAAAAGCATATGTTAATATAACATCATCTGTACAAATATATGACCTTTTAACACAGGGGGTTGATACGCTTACAAGTGCATCAATTTCTTCTTCAATTTCCGCATCATCTACAATTGATGTTACAAGAGTTTTTCACGAAGCAGTTCCTGCAATTACTCGTTTCTTTGACCCTTATTCTGTGGGTGCACAAGGAACATTAAATTTAGTTTCAGAATTAGGATTTGGTAATTATTCTCCTGCGGCACAATTCTTAATGATGCCATTATATGAAGATGTATTGAGAATGCAGCAAATTGAATTTAACGACCACATTCGTAAATCACATCATACGTTTAATATTGTAGATAATAAATTAGAAATATTTCCTGTACCTACTGAAAATACACCTACTAAAATATATTTTGAATATATGAGTAGAGATGAATTTGAGCACGATTCACAAACAATTCAATCAGATTCACTTTCAGATTATTCAGATATTCCATATGATTTTATTCAATATTCAAACATAAATGATGTTGGTAAACAATGGATTAGAAAATATACACTTGCACTTTCAAAAGAATTATTGGGTGCAATCAGAGAAAAATATAGTTCAGTACCTATACCAGATGGAGAAATTGCATTGGATGGTGCAGCATTGAGAGCAGAAGCACAGGTTGAAAAAGATTTGTTAGTAACTCAATTGAGAGAAAACTTAGAAGAAATGAGTAGAAAAAATGTGATGGAAAATAAAGCACACGAAGCAGATCATCAACAAGAAATGTTAAGAAAAGTTCCACTTAAAATATATGTAGGATAATATGCCAAAGTTTTTAGTAGGTAGAGACATAGAATTATTTAAAAGTTTAGCAAGAGAATTGGTAGACGATGTAGTTCAAAATACTGTTGTTTTATTTAAAATAAATTTAAATGAAACAAAGGTAAACATTTATGGAGAAGCCCTAAATAAAACTTGGCATCCAGGAGTAGAAGTATATGCATTGATTAATAAGGATCCAGAAACAACAAGATATGAAGGATTTGGACCAGATACTGATCAAAATGTAGTATTTAAGTTAGATAGATGGATGTTGCAAGAAAAAAATATTTATCCAGAAGTTGGTGATATTATTTATTTTAATAATTCATACTATGAAATTGATAATACAACAGAAGTTCAGTTAGTAGGAGGACAACCAACTAATAACTTTAGCGTAGTTTGTCAAACATATATGGTTTCCAAATCAAATTTAAACATAGAAGAAAGAATAAAATAAAATGTCTACAAATCCATTAAGACCCGATTTAAATAGGGGAACACAAATAAAGGCAGCAAAAGGTGATTTAAAACAGAGTATAACCCTGTTTGATATTGATTATGCAATGATGTCTTATTTAGAAGATACTGTTTTACCAACATTGGATGATAATGGTAAAGCATTAAGAATACCTGTAATATATGGTAATTCGGAAAGATGGAATGGCGCACGAAGACAAGGTATTTATAGAGATATACATGGTAAAATTCAATTACCATTATTAATGATACGAAGAACATCTATTGCAAAAGATGAAGCAATGCCTATGTTAAATAGACATGTTTCATATCAGGGAATTACAAAATATTCTAAAGATAATAGATACGACCGTTTTACATTATTAGGACAAAATGTAAAACCAAAATACGAAATATATAAAATTCAAATGCCAGAATATGTTGAATTGAACTACGATTGCATGGCATGGACTTCTTATACTGAACATTTAAACGCCGTTATTGAGCAACTTCAATACTCTAGTTCATATTGGGGAGATAAAGAAAAATTTAAATTTAGAACATCTTTGGGAGATTTTAATGTTGTAAACGAAGTTGGTGAAGGAACTGAAAGAATTAATAGAGTTGAGTTTTCATTAAATGTTAAAGCGTATTTACTTCCTGAAAAGTTTGATGAAGAATCTTTAATTAAAAAAACTATGTCAACAAAAAGAGTTGTCATTACTACTGAAACGGATGTAACAGCAAACGGAAGATTAGAAGGAGTTTTAACAAAACCATCTCCATATTATGATAATAAAGATGTAATTGATTGGTTAAATTTGAATAATTCAAAAATATTAACGGCAAGTGCACAAAATATATTTATAACATCTGATATTAAATTTATACCAGTACCATCAATACTTTCATCAACCGTTGGGAATAATGATAATCTTAAAGTTTATATAAATGGTATACGAGTTTATGAAGAAGTTGGCGCATATACAAAAACTATAAGTGGTAATAATTTAACTATAACATTTAATAGTGGAGTTTTAGGATACAATGTTGAAACAACCGGATATGAAGTTGCAATAATAGGTAAATTTATTGATTTGTAATGAAGAATGGTTTTTTAGATATGGTAAATGTGTACAACACGGATAACCAGGCCCTTTGTACTTTTAAAAACATAGATAATGATTATTATGTTTTTGTTGCAAAAAATTGGTTTTTCAAATTATATTTGAGAGAAATTAAAAGAGAAAAAAACGAAAATAGAATTTTAGTTTATATAAATACCATAGTAATAAATCCAATGGATTATATTATTGAAGAAATATATGATGGTGTTAATATTAAATTTAAAAAATCAAATTTTGCATATGTTTTAAATGAAACAGATAAAGTTTACATTTCTGCTGATATAGAATATAGAGGATAATGAAAATATGGAATTCAAATACTAGAAAATTAGATAGGCAAGTTCCTAAAACAGATATTAATAAAATACCTGGTGCATCATTTATTGATAAATTGACAAGTGATTTAAAACTGCAAGGAGAAACATTTTCTGGAAGTTTAGCATCCGTTCAAAATTATGATTATGATACATCATTTGATAGTAGAACCAAAAAAACATTTAATTCAAAAATTCGTCAAAATCCAAATCCAACTAAAATACAAAGAAGTGAAAAAGATTTGGTATTAGGGTTTAGAGATGAAATATTAGATATTACAGCAAATTGGGTATTTAGACAGCCGGATGAAATTCAAATTTTAGAAGATACGAGAATTAGATTAATTTTTAACAATGTTTATTTGCAGGCTGCAACTACAATAACAAGTTCAAATTTTGATGTATATGTTAATGGTGTAAGAACACCATCTTATTTATCCATAGAACAATCTGATACGGGAGTTAATCTAATAATAAATGAATTTATTGGTATTGATTCAACCAACAAAGATAAGGTTAATATTTATGTAAAAGGTAAATTTGAACAATAATAAAATACAATATTTATATATAATAATAGATACAAAGTAAAAAAATGGCAGAATTAATTCAACCAAAACAGATAGATTTTAGTAATTTTGATGTTCCAATTACAGGTTCAGTAGTAATAGTAGGAAATTCAACTGGTTCTGCGTTGATAGTATCTGGTTCATCAACATTTAAAGCGAGAACAGACGATGAATATTCTGTAATTGTAAGTGGTGCTATGGCGGTAGTTGATAACTATGTGACTGCTAGTTTAGATAATATACAAAGAACTGCAGTTTCTGCTTCTGTTTATATTCAAAGAGTTGGTACTATCGGTACTACGTCTCCTGTCCAAGATAGTTCAATTCAAAACGTAGGTGTAATAGATTTGGGTGGATTTTTTTAATTTAAACCAAATCAACATTTTTATATTAAAAAAACATATTTATAGATTAGAATAACCATAACAATAAAGTAAAGCAAATGGCTCAAATTATAAAACATCGTAGGGGTAGTATAGGTAGTGTTAAGACAACCACTGCCAGAAACGCCGAATTAATTATCGCATCCGGCTCAATTAATGACTTAAACGGTCCTTTCGTATTAATCGGTTCTCCTAATGTAACCGATGAAGGTGTAGCAGGAGCGCACGTAGCCGTATCAAAAATATACACAGGTACAAACGCACCAACAATTGCAGCAGCAACTTATGGTTCGGTATTGGATGGTACTCCGTTTTATTCAACAGCAGACCAAGCTTTATACATATTAAATAATTCAGGTGCGGGTGGAAATTCAAATATTGATTTAACTGGTAACTTAGAAGGAAGAAGTGTTACTAAACTTACAATTAATCAATTAAATGGTTCAGTAAATTTAACAGGCAGTTTAACAGTTTCTGAAAATATTTCGGCAAGTGGTGATATATCCGCTTCAAATTTAGAATTACAAGGAAACGCAAATATTAAAGGTAATATCACTTTAGGTGGTAATATTAATATTGGTAACCAAAATACAGACTTAGTTGTATTTGCAGGAGAAATTAGTTCATCTATCTTACCAGAATTAAATAATGAATTTGATTTAGGTAGCGGAACACAGGCTTGGAGAAACTTACACGTTAGTGGTACTGCAAATATTCAAAACATCAATTTATCAGATGTACAAATCTATAATAATATCACAGTTAGTGGTTCAGCAGTATTTGGTACTGATTCAACTGATAGATTAACTGCAACTGCATCTGTTTTCATTTCATCTTCAGTACAACTTACCGGTTCATTATCTCAATTGGGTAATACAACTCAAACTGGTTCTTTGAATGTTAGTGGTGGTGTAAATGTAAGTGCAGGTAATGTTAGAATTACTGATAACTTATTTGTTAGTGGTGGTACAATAAATGTTGCAAATACAGCAACCGATATTGAAATCAAAGATAATACCGCAACTGCATTAACTATTTCAGAAGGAGCTAACAATTATGTTGTACTTAACACAACCGATGGTTCTGAAAAAATAACTTTAGGTAATACTACAACTCAAATTGATAATGTAATTGTTGATAATAAATCAAACGCATATACATTAAAAGAAGGTGTAAATTCTTATTTAGATATTACAACAACCGATGGTTCAGAGTTAATAACATTAGGTAATACGATTACATCTATTACTAACGAAGTTGAAGATAATGCAGCTAACGCATTTAAAGTAGCACAAAATTCAAACACATATATCAATGTTGCAACAACTGATAGTGCAGAAAAAGTAACAATCGGTAATAGTTTAGCATCTATTGATAATGTTATTGAAGATAATGTTTCAAATGCATTTGTAGTAAAAGAAGGTGCAAATCCTTATATTACAATTGATACTACAAATGGTTCTGAAACAATCAAATTAGAAACAGCACCTAACGTATCTGTAACCGGTATTACAACTATTTCTAACTCAACTCAAAATACTACTCATACCGATGGTGCTTTAGTAGTAACAGGTGGTGTTGGTATTGGTAAAAATTTATATGTTAGTGGTTCAACTACAATTGCAGGTAATTTAACTGTATTGGGTTCTGCTACAAATGTAATTATTTCTGCATCAACTCTTGAAATTGATGATAACATTATCAGATTAAATGCATACGCACCTTATCAAAGATACGCGGGTATTGAATTAATGGATAGTGGTTCTAATAATGTATCGGCATCTTTATTATGGGATTCAACAAATGACTATTTCTTAATAGTTTCAGCAAGTGGAGAAAGTGGTAAAGTGATTTCAACTACATTTGGTTCACAAGGTTCTGAAATTAGTTTAACTCCAAATACATTACCAAAGGCAACTGGTCCTTCTGCAATCGGAGATTCTTATTTGGTAGATAATGGAACAGTATTTTCTTATTATACAGACGCATTAATCGTAACGGGTTCATCTGGACAAACATATATTAAAGGCAAAGTAACTTTAGCAAATGTAGGAGGAACTGATGCAAACTCAAATTCATCGGCGGTAATATTTAGAAATTCTTCAAATGAATTGGGATACATCTCAACAACTGCAACTACAAATGTATTAACTGGCATTTTAGGATATAGAGAAGATAATGGTAAATTAGAATTTTCATCTAAAATTGATGGTGGATACTTCTAATAAAAACAACATAAAAAATTAAATTGGAAAGGATTGGTGGAAACATCAATCCTTTTATATTTATAAGAGACTTATATA